AAAGCCTCTGATAAGAGAAGGCTGGCGCAGGGGAACATGCCCGCGAAAGTCTCGCACCCCCTGAACAGAACCGCCCGACCGGGCGCGGGAGTGAAAAGCCCGGCGCGGGGAACATGACCGCGAACAGCGGGAAGCCCCCAAGCGCGAACAGGAACGCCCGAATGGGCGCGCGCAGGTTTGGGGGAAGCAATGCGCCCGACGCGGGGAATATTACCACGAACAGCGGGAAGCCCCGCGCGCGAACAGGAACGCCTGACCAGGCGCGTGGCACTTCGGAAAGACGATGGATGACACTTCGGAAAGACGATGGAGGAGAAAAAATGGAAAAAACAAAATTAAACCTTTCTCTGTTTGGAGAGGAAGGCGGACAGGAAGGCGGACAGGCACAGGAGCCGGAAAACACCGAATATGGAAAGCAGGCAGAGCAGCCGGGGAAGGAGACGGAAACGACTGTTATAGCGGACAGCGAGCAGGCGCGGCGGCAGGAGTTTGAGCGGTTAATCAAAGAGGAGTATAAAGATTTATACGACGAACGGGCCCAGAAGATGATTGACGCGCGGTTTAAGCAGGTTCGCACGCTTGAGGAGCAGGCCGAAAAGACAAAGGAGCTTGAGCCGGTTCTTGAGATGCTTGCCCAGAAGTATGGCGTTGACAGCACGGACGCGCAGGCGCTTGCAAGAGCGATTGAGGAAGACGACAGCTACTATGAAGAAGAAGCGCTTGAAAAAGGGCTTACAGTTGAGCAGTTAAAGCACATGAAGCAGATTGAGCGGGAAAACGCGGCGTTTAAGCGCGCGGCGCAGGAGCAGCAACGGCGGGAGAACGCGGACCGGATTTATGCGCAGTGGCAGCAGCAGGCGAGCGAATGCCAGCGGTTTTACCCGCAGTTTGATTTGGCGGGGGAATGCGCGGCCGACACAGGAGAGCGCTTTTTGGACCTTTTAAAAAACGGGATTGACGTTCGCACTGCGTATGAGGTGATTCACAAAGACGAGCTTTTGAGCGGGGCCATGGCGCTTACCGCGCACACCATACAGGAAAAGACAGTCAACGACATCCGCGCGCGGGGCATGCGGCCGGCGGAAAACGGCGGAAGCGGAAGCAGCGCGGCGCGCATTGTCAAAAAAGACCCATCGACATTTACCAGAAAAGACCGGGAAGAAATTGCCCGGCGCGTATTGCGGGGGGAGAGGATTGAACTATAGCTTATCCCCGGAAAGGAAGGAAAAAAATGGAACTTTACACAAACATGAATTTAGCGTTGTTTGGGCCGACCCAGACAACGGAACTCAACACAGCCGGGAACGATTTGAGCCCGGAAATGAAAACCTATTATGCGGACAGGCTTGTTGACAGCGCGGAACCGAACCTGATCCACGATCAGTTTGGGGACAAATACCCCATTCCCAAAAACGGCGGAAAGACGATTGAATTCCGCAAATACAGCCCACTTGACAAAGCGCTTGCAACCCTTACCGACGGGGTTACGCCGAACGGGAACAAGTTGAACGTTTCCACGATTACCGCGACAGTTGACCAGTACGGCGATTACATTGAGATTTCCGACGTGCTTGATCTGACCGCGATTGACCGCAACCTGGAGCAGGCGACAAAGCTTTTGGGATCGCAGGCAGGGCGGACGCTTGACACGGTTACGCGGGAAGTGATTACAGCGGGGACAAACGTAATGTATGCGCCAAAGCTGTCGGGCGGAACCGAGACAGAGGTTTTGCACCGGTATGACCTTGACCAGACGGCGCTTCTTACCGTTGACCTTGTATTCCGTGCAGCGGCAAAGCTCCGCGAGATGAACGCGGTTCCCATTGACGATTATTTTGTGGGCATTGTTCACCCGAACGTGGCGTGCGACCTTATGACATCGGAAAAATGGATGGACGTTCACAAATACGCGACACCGGACAACATTTATAAAGGCGAGATCGGGCAGATCGGCGGCGTTCGCTTTGTTCAGTCCACAGAAGCCAAGATTTTTGGCACCAGCGTTGCAAACAGCGTAAACGCGGCGACATCGAGCGCGACTTCGTTTGTTTTGGCGCAAAAGCCTTCGGCAGCAGGGGAAGCATACCTTCAAAAGGCGGGGAACAAGCTTAAAATAGGCGGGACGGAGTATGAAATTGCGTCTTATGCAAAGGAGACACAGACGGTTACGCTTTCGGCAGCGGCTTCGCTTTCGGCCGGCGCGAAGGTTTATTCCACGGACGGCGGCGCGGAGGGAAATTCCGTCTATGCGACGATGTTCCTTGCAGCCAACGCTTACGGCGTTACGGACGTAACCGGCGGGGGGCTTTCGCACATTATTAAGCAGCTTGGGTCTTCGGGAAGCGCAGACCCCTTAAACCAGAGGGCGACAACCGGATGGAAGGCGCTCAAGACAGCGGAACGGCTGGTGGAAGAATATATGGTTCGGGTGGAGCATTGTTCGAGAACAAACCCGACGGCAGCGTCGAACTAGAAAAGAACAGGGGGAGGGAGCGAACCGCTCCCTTCTTTTCAAAAAACAAAGGGAGGAAACACACGAAATGGCAACAAAGACAAAGGCAAGACAGGACGACATGGTTAAGATTAAGCTGCACCGGGACAAAAACAGCGGCAAGGGGCTTTTTGTGAACGTGAACAACAGGCGGTATTTTATCCCGCGGGGAGAGGTTGTTGAAGTTCCGCTCTGTATTGCGGAAGTGATTGAAAATTCGGCAGCGCAGGACGAGCATACCGCGGCGATGATCGAGCGCATGACGCAGGGAGAAGAAGAATAGGAACAGGCAGGAGGAGGGGACCGACATGACGGTTAATGAGGCGATTACTGCCCTGAACAGCGTGAAACCCAACCAGTATGACGACGAGACCATGGTTGGATGGCTGTCTGATTTGGACGGAAGTTTATATGAGGACGTGGTCTGCTGGCACGAGGGCACAGAGGAGACACCCCACGGGCCATATTGCCCGGAGGAGGACATGCAGAAGGAATTGATGGTCCCCGAGCCGCACACTGATCTTTATTTGAAATACCTTTGCGCGCAGATCGATTATTACAACGGCGAGATCAGCCGGTACAACAACGCGATGATGATGTACAACGCGGCGCTGGCTTCGTTTGCGGACTGGTTCAACAGGACGCACACGCCAAAGCAGGAAAACAGGATTGAGGTGATCTAGCATGGGGTTTTTGCCCAGCCTTGGCGCAGTGAAGGCGAGCAGGGACATGACAGCGACGTTTGGCGGATATAACCACAACCCGGTGATTGCGGCAAACGAGTTTTACGACATGCGCAACATGAGTTCGGACGGGTGGCCGCTTCTTTGCCCAAGAGAGGCAAGGAGAAAAGTGCGCACGCTTGAAAAGCCGAACGGGCTTTGCGCAAACGAAAAGCTCGCCTGGGTGGACGGAACGGGGTTTTATTACGACGGACAAAAATATGGGACGGTGGCGGACAGCAAAAAGCAGTTTGTCAACATGGGCGCATACATCCTGATCTGGCCGGACAAGGCGTATTTCAACACCAAAACGCATGAATTCGGCAGCATGGAAAACCACGTTTCTGTTACGGGGAGCGTTACCGTTTCCCTCTGCAAAAGAGATGGGACGGTTTACAGCGGGTATACCGCGGCTTCTTCGCCGCCCGCAAGCCCTTCAAACGGGGCGCTTTGGATTGACACGAGCGCAGCGCCGCACGTTTTAAAGCAATATGCGGCTTCTTTAAAAATGTGGACAAGCGTTCCCACAACGTATGTAAAAATCGCGGCGACCGGAATCGGGACGGGGTTTTTGGAAGGCGACGGCGTTACGATTGCGGGCATGAAGGACGCGAACCTCAACGGGAGCTTTGTTTTGCAGGGAGCGGGGAGCGGATATTTGGTTATTACGGCGATTGTGGACAAGGTTTCGACGCAGACCGGGGGCGTTTTGGTCAGCCGGACAGTTCCCAAGATGGATTACATGACCGAATGCGAAAACCGCATTTGGGGATGTTCGAGCGAAAAGCACGAGATTTACGCATGTGTGCAGGGGGATTTTAAAAACTGGAACCGATACCTTGGGATTTCGACGGACAGCTACGCCGCGACGATTGGCACGAGCGGGGATTTTACCGGGTGCATCACACACCTTGGGTATGTTCTTTTTTTCAAGCCGGACGTGATTCACAAGATTTACGGAAACAGGCCGTCGAATTACCAGATTACCAGCACAAATTGCAGGGGCGTTCAAAAGGGAAGCGAAAAGAGCCTTGTAATCGTCAACGAAACTTTGTATTACAAAGCGGAAAACGCGGTATGCGCTTATAACGCGGCGCTCCCTTCTTCGGTTTCCGAAGCGTTTGGCAACGTTTTTTACAAAAGCGCTTCAGCGGGAAAGTGCGGAAGCAAATACTATATTTCCATGAAGGACGGGCAGGGCCAACCGGTTTTTTTCGTCTATGACACAGCAAAAAATATTTGGCACAGGGAAGACGGGACGTTTGCCGAGTATTTTGCAGCAGCGGGCGGCGCGCTTTATTTTATCGACGCGGCGGGCGGACTTTATGAAACAAAGGGCGGAACGGAGGACGTTGAGTGGATGGCGCAGACAGGAGACATTGGGCTTTTGAGCCCGGACGCGCAATACATTTCCAAAATTCAGATTCGGCTCGAAGCAGAGCAGGGCGCGCTTATCCGCATTGAAGTGCAGTATGACGGGGAGAGCGCATGGCAGGAGAAATACCGCATTAACGTCACCAAAAGGCGGTCCTTTGCCATTCCGATTATTCCGAGGCGGTGCGACACGATGCGCATTCGCATTGTGGGAAGGGGAAAGGCGCGCGTTTACTCCATAGCCAAAACAATCGAGCAGGGGGGAGAAGCATAGATGGCGCTTGGCGGATTTGCGCTTCCCGAGATCAGCCGGGAGACGATGGCGGACAGCAGGGAGCAGAAAAAGATCAGCGAATATCTTTACCAGCTTACAGAGCAGCTTCGGTTTGTTCTTACCAATCTTGACGGGGACAACTTTGCGCAGGGGGCGATGGAAAAGGAGATTGCTAAGAGCGCTTTGGTGCGGGAAATCCGCGAAAATCTGGAAGACGACAGGGGAAACATCCATACACTCAGCCTTACGGCGGACGAGCTGAAAAGCGAGATCGCGGACGCGAACGGCAATATTTCAACGTTTACGCAGACAGCGCAAAGGCTTGAGAGCGAGATCGCGGACGCAAACGGCAATATATCGACGCTTACGCAGACGGCGGAAAAATTGGAAAGCAAGATCACGGACGCGAACGGCAATATTACAAAGCTTACGCAGACGGCAAGCGGCATTGAAGCCGCTGTGAACGCCAGCAAGCTGAGTTTTGACGCCAGTGGGCTGCATATCAAAAACGGCGGATTTGAGATTCGCAACAAGGACAACACACGGGTATTATACGCGGACACGAACGGAAATCTTACGCTTAACGGGAAGGTAAACGCGACATCTGGGACGATTGGCGGGTTTACGATCGAGGAAAACACACTTTCAGGGGGCGGGGTTACGCTTTACGCTTCGTCAGGAATTATCCGTTCGGAGTATGGAACCAACCGAACAGATATACACAGGTCATCCCTGCTTTTTTATGAGAACGGCAACCAGTCCGCGCAGATCGATGTTGGAGAGTATGGGGTTCGGATTTTTACCATGGGCGGCTCGGAGAGCAACACGAAAGGGGATATCGCGCTTCTGTTAAGATATGGCGCACTGTATATCGGCGGGGCGGCGGACGGCGGGGAGAACCGAATTATCTGCGACAATCCCGCGACCACCACCGGCGGATCGGCAAACGTTCGATGGGTCCAGAGGAAAGATGAGCCGTACAAGGGGAGATATTCGCTTGGATATATTACATCGTCAAGGCGGTACAAAAAGAACATTGAGCCGGTTGCCCGGGACGCGGGCGCGATCATTGACAAAATACGGCCGGTTACCTATGAGCCGCGCACGGGCGAAGAGACAGGCGTATATTATGGATTTATTGCAGAGGAGATGGAGGAAGCGGCCCCGCTTCTGTGCACTTATATTGAACAGGACGGAAAAAAGGTCATTCAATCCGTCCAGTATGACCGCGTTCCGGTTCTTCTTGTGAAGGACGCGCAGCAAACGCACAGGCGGCTTGCGGCGATTGAAAAGTGGATGGAAGAAAAGGAGAAAGCAAAATGAAACAGGACACCGAGATCAAAAGCATGGACGCAAAGGAACTTGTAGAGGGATTGGCGATTTTAAACCTTTTGAGTGTCAGCGGGCTTGAAAACGCGGCGCGGCTTACACAGGCGGCGGAAAAAATCAAGGCGGTTGCAATACGAATCGCGGACAGGGAAGCAGAGGAGGAACAATAGTGGCGGGCTATTCACAGATTAAAAAAGGCGCCAAAGGCAGCAGCGTTTCAAATTTGCAGAGCATTCTCAACAAAAAGGGATATTCGCTTCAGGTAGACGGGATTTTTGGAAGCAAAACGCAGGCGGCTGTTCGCGATTACCAGAAGAAGAACAGCCTTAGCGTGGACGGGATTGTTGGAAACAAGACCTGGGCTTCCCTTATGGGCACAGGAGCGGCGGCAAACAAGACGGCAACACCCGGCGCAGCGGCAGGGGCAAACAAGGCCGCGAGCACAGGCGCGGCGGCAGGGGGAAAGGACAAGCCCCTTACCGCGGCGCAGTGGCTTTTAAAGAACGAAGCGGCGAAGCCGGCGTATACCCAGCCAAAGGAAGTTACCCAGGCGGCAAACATGCTTGCGCAGTACGAGAAAAACAGGCCGGGCGATTATCAATCCAGCTATCAGACGCAGATTCAGGGCGTTTTGGACAAGATTTTAAATCAGAAGGAGTTTTCTTATGACTTTGCTTCCGACCCGCTTTACCAGCAGTATGCGGACCGTTACCAGCAACAGGGCAAAATCGCCATGCAGGACGCGATGGGCCAGGCGGCGGCGCTTACCGGAGGATATGGAAACAGCTATGCGCAGCAGGTTGGACAGCAGACTTATCAGAATTATTTGCAGGGCGTAAACGACGTGATCCCCGAACTTCGCAACGCGGCATATCAGACATGGCAGGACGAGCGCAACCGCGAAGCCGCGAATTTAAACATGCTTCAGGGGCTGGACAGCACAGACTATGCAAGGCACCGGGACAAGGTTTCGGATTATTACAATGACCTTAATTATTATTACGGCAAGTACAGCGACAGGGACGAATCCGCATATAACCGCCATTTGAACGATCTTTCCGCATGGCAGGCAGACCGGAACTATTATTATGGCAAGACGCAGGACGAGCTTTCGCAGCAGAACTGGCAAAAGGAGTTTGACCAGACGCAGCAGAACTGGCAGAAGGAATTTGACTTTGCGGCGCAGCAGGCGAAAGCAGGCGGGAGTAGCTCGGGCGGGAGCAGTTCCAAGACTTCAAAGAAGAGCAGCGGGAGCAAGGCGAAGAGCAGCGGGAGTTCGAGCAAAAGCGTGGAAGCGATAAAGACAGATAAAGCGCAACTTTTTTTGGACAATATCGTAACGCCACAGGTATACAACGCGGGCAAAAAGACGCGGTACAAAGCTTATTCGAATTATAACGCGTATCTAGATGGCGTTGGAGAAAAGTGGGGATTAACCGACGCGGAGAAAGCATGGATTCAATATCAACTTGGTTTAAGGTGACGAAAAATGGCGACATTTGCAGAAATAGAGAAAAAAGTAAAAAGAGGAAAAGTCAATATCACTTATAAGGATACCGGGGAAAGCGAGCGGAGAAAAAAGCGGAAGCAGGAAATAGACGCATATAACCGCGGCGCGGTCAGCCGGGAGAATTTGAAGACGTCCTTCCCGCTCCAAAACTGGGCGGACGGGGTTATGCACTTTCAGAGCAGAGTAGCAGGCGATGCGAAGAAGCGGGGCGAGGGATACCAGAAGGCGGAGGACGTGCGGGCAAACCGGGACAGGAGCGCGGTAGAGGTTGCGGGGCTTTTGGTTCAGGGGGCGATCGCAAAGGAGCATATCAAACGCAACACAAATCTTTCGGACGCAAACCGGAGAAATGCGATCAGTACGATTGATACGGGCATGAAGCAGCTTGGGGACGTACAAAAAGGATTTAACGAGGAAACGAAATATTGGGAGCAGTTTTCGGACGAGGAGGATTATAAGCGCAGCTTTGTTGAAAACGGAAACCAGGAGCGGCTCAGGAACCTTGACAAAGAGAAAACACAATACCAGATCGACGCGCTTAAAAAGCGGAAAAAAGTTCTGGACAAGGTGAGAACGAGCGCGGAATACCAGAACCAAAGGCGGAATTTATCCATATTTTCGCGTGACTGGGAAAAGAATTCGGGTTGGGTTACCCAGCTTGAGGCGGAATACGACATGATTGACAAGCGGATCAAGCAGCATGAAAACGATCTGGCGCAATCCGCGTATTTGAAAAAAATGGAGGGTTATGGGGCGCTTGCGAACGAGGCGGATTTTTTAGAATACGCGAAAAAGGGAGCGACGCTTGCAAAAAACAACCCGACGGTTGAACAGGCGCAGTATGACGGAGCGAAGCCAGTAAACCGGGTTGCGTTTGGGCGGGACAACTATGACCAGGTATCCAAGCCATATATCGGATTAAGCGGGGACCCGGCTTCGATCGCCAAGGAGTATGAGAATTATGACCTGATTGAAGACGAGGAAGCAGATGTATATAACTATCTTCTGGCAAAGGACACAGAACAGGGAACGAACCGGGCGGACGAATATCTGAAATATTTGCAGAACACGGTAAACGAATTGGCGGGCAAGGAAATGTCCGACAAGATTAAGGACCAGTGGCTGCTTGAGATTATATACGGACTTGGCAGCGGGCTTGACAATTTTTTTCAGGGGGCGTCACAGCTTTTTTCGGACGAGGAACTTCCCACATCCGCGATTCAGTATGCAGGGGCGAACGTGCGGGAAAGCCTTGCAAAGCGCGGGCCGAAGATTGGGAAAAACAGCCTTGGGCAGCTTGCGTATGACCTGACAAACACGACGGCAAACATGCTTCCCTCTATCGGGGTTTCTGTGGCAACAGGCGGACTTGGCGCGCCGGCGGCGCTTGCGGGGCTTGCCGGGAGCGCGACGCTGGCAGCGAGCGCGGGAGGAAACGCGTATAAGCAGGCGCTTTCTGAAGGGCGGTCAAAAGAAGACGCGTCGACTTATGCGGCGCTTGTGGGCTTATCCGAGGGATTGGTGCAGTACGCGCTTGGCGGCATTTCCAAAATGGGCGGGGCGATTATGGGAAAGAGCGTGAAGGGGCTTCTTCGGAACGTGAACAACTCCGTTGTGCGGGCAGTTGGGGAATTTGGCATCCGCATGGCAGGGGAAGGAATAGAAGAAGGCTTGCAGGAGCTGATGGAGCCATTGTTCCGCAACGCGATTTACGGCGAAAACAACAAGTTAAGCGATTACACGGAAGACGCGCTTTACGCGGCGCTTTTGGGCGCGCTTGCCGTGGGGCCGATGGAAGGGCCTAGCATATTAAGCGTAAGCAACAGGGGCAGGGCGGTTAAGAAATCCGGGCATTATCAGGAGCTTCTTTCGCGTGCGCTTTCGATGGACGAGAGCACGCAGGCCCACAAGTTGGCAAGAGAGCTTGCAGAAGGGTATGCGAAGCCCAACAACATGGCGATTGGGGAGCTTATGCAGGCGTATCGTGCGGATGGTGGGGATGTGGCGTTTATGACGGAGATTCCGGCGCGGGCAGCGGAAAGCACCGAAGCTGAGGTTGACACAGAGCAGAACCTTCGGGACGCGGCGCTTTGGGCGCAGGACCAGAGGGCGGCAAGACAGGAGCAGAGCACCGAAGAGGCAGCGCGCAGGGGCCTTGAGGAGCAAGTGAGGCCGTACACCGAAGAGGCAGCGCGCAGGGGCCTTGCGGAGCAAGTGAGGCCGTACACCGAAGAGGCAGCGCGCAGGGGCCTTGCGGAGCAAGTGAGGCCGT